ACATTGGAGTCCCTTTCTGATTAAGAATTGAGAGATCCAATACTATCATTATATATAAAGTTTACGGAGTACGATTAACAAATTTCCTGTATTAATAGGTGTAGCAAAAGCAAGTTGATATTGTGTGGTATCAATTTCACCCCTATTACCAGTAATTCTTAAAGATTGGTTAGGCTGCAATGGAACATCAGCAATCACCAGGGCAGTTGTCCCACCATTGATAAATGTTATTTCATTACATTCAGAACCGATATTTGCAGTGGTGTAAAAAACCTTTGTTTCAACATAATACTTTTGAAAAGGTTGTCCGGTAGATTTAGACACACTGTTTTCAGCTTCATATCTTGCCCTGTCAGATCTTTGCTTATTATATGCCAATTTCAACTTGTCAGCTGAAATTTCATCCTGAATATTAATTTTTAAATGTTGTGGATTCATTCTATTAAATTTTAGCACATATCAGGAAATTGACCAACTTTCATTGATCGTTTAATTGCTTTTTTTTGTTTAGCAGTAGCAACTGCCTTTTTTACCACTGGTGCTACCTTTTTAACTGCCTGACTAACTTTCTGAAGCAGTGAAGGCTGCCTGAATTGTTCAGCAGTAATTTTTTCAGGTGCCGGTACCTCTATTTTGTAAGATCCCTTTTTTTTCATTGATAGCAACAAAATTGCACCACCAGCTAACAGGATATAAATTAACCCCTTGTTTTTCATTTTCTTGATTTAATGTATGTTGCTACCAAATACGCACCTATTCCATATAACAATATCCATTTACCATATTTTTCAATATAAAATGGTACTGATCCTTTTTCCTGTTTTTCTAACTTTTCAACTTCCTTTTGTTGTTCCTGGACTGCCTGTTTAACATCACCAGTAAATTTAAAACTATCAGCAGTGTGAAGGATAAAATAAGGCTTATTGTTGAAGTCAATAAACTGCCAATAAACATTTCCACCTCTTTGAATATATGAATAAACTTGCCCTACTGGTGATCCTTTCACAATGGTTCCAATTTTAACCAGGGAAGAATTTAACCTGGTCAAATCTTTTTTAGCAAATAGTGTTTTTCCAATAATCTTGTCAGCAGTAATTTCCGGCATAACTTATTTTCTTAACATTTTTAAAAGAAAGTTGAACTGGAATTTATCAGTTTCTGCCATTTCGCAAAGTAATTCAAGATCACTTGCCAAATGTTCATCAACCAATTTCAGCCTTTCAACTGCGTTATAAATGCGTTCTTCGTTTTCAATTTCGGTTTCATTTGCCATCGTTTCCGTTTGTTGTATTCCAGCTACGTGAGTAACCTTTTGACCAGGTGCAAATAAGCTGGAAAGTTGTGAAAGTATCATTGTCTGTATTTGTGGTGATTTCATCAAACCGGAAATAAAGTTTTCTTCCGGTTCATCATCATCATCATCTTGATCATCAATTTCCTGTTGCATCTTCAAAGCTGCAATTTCAGACCTCAAAGCATTAATTTCATTCATCATATTGGGTTGATATCCCCCAACTTGCTGATATGGCATAATACTTTGTGCCTTATTAAGCTGAAAAGTAATTGAATTTAAAACTTCAATTTTTTTTCCTTTGCTTTCTAAAATTTGCAGCAAATAAACATTTGTATTGTCAGGATTTTGCAAAATTGAAACCAATGCTTCGTGTAATTTTTCTTTACCCAAAACTTTATCAGATCCAGTGTAGGTGAACCGGCAGTAGTCTTTATCTGGTTTATGACCAGCAAAAACACGATAACCAGCTTCATCAAACTGATCATAATAATTCATCAGATCTTCAGGATTATGATATTCAGGTTTCCAAGTTGCCATACAATTATATTAAAGGTGAAAGGAAAGTGAATTTTTTAGGCATAGTATACACCAAAACATACACTGAAATTAGCAGCACTAATTGAAGCATAAGCAGTTGGCGTTTGAATATATGACTTACTCCAAATGATCTGTTGACCAGCAAATGGGGTAATGTCAAAGCTGAATGCAGCAGTAGCAGCATTAGAAACAACCCTGTTCAATTCCAGTACAGGAATACGGTTAACTGATTCTTTATCATTGTAGTAAAGTACCAAATAAGTTGTTTTCAAGTTTGCCAATGTTAACAAAGCATTACCTGACAAAACACTGTTTGAAATAGTGTCAGGAGTATAACAAACAAGATTAAGCAAGGAAACAAAACGTAACTGTGGTTGATCAGGGAAGTAAAACCGGGTTCCAGTTGATGACTGGGGAACTACAACTTCAATGAATTCGTAATTTTGAACTTTGTTCATTTGTTTTATTTTAGAACATAAAAAATAGGGGTTCTGGATTTAACGTGGCATCCCCCTTTCCAATACAGGAATTTGATCCGATTAGCGGACAGGCGTCACGTTCTGAGCCAAAATTCCACGCATAATAACCACAATCCTCGGAGCAGTTGATGCCTGGAGAGTAGAAATTGCGCCTGGAAGTTCTAAGCTAACTACGTTATTTTTAGATCCTACCAAAACAATGTTTGGTTCGCAAGGATAGTAACCGAATTCTGTTGCATCGTTCTGGTCAATAGTTGTTGCAGTTGAAGCAGCACCAGCCTGTGTTTGTGGAACGTACAAATGCCTGTAAAGATCCCAAGAAGGTACAATTTGACGATTGTTTACAACAACTGACAATTTACCATTGTACAAATTATACAAAGCAGCAGCAGCACCTGAAGTACTGATATCAACTGCACTTGGATAAGTGTAGAGTTTAAATGCAGTAGTGGTTGAAGCAGCTGGAATAGCTACAAAAACACCAATAGAACTAACTACAAAAGCATCCTGAAGATTCAAAAGATTGTTTGTAGCAAAATTGGTACCAGCACCTACACTGTTAACCAGGATAGGAATTTGATATGAGGTAGTTGTTGTAGACATTGCTACTTCAGAACGAATATAAGACTGGGAAAGAACTGCACTACCAGCAGAAAAACCAGCATTGTTTACGAGATTTTTGGCATTGTCAAAAACAAGCCTTGCACCATGTTGTGTTGCCATGTTATTTAATTTTTACTTTGTTTAGATTAATAAGAATATTCTTCATCCATTCCAGCAATTACTGAAAGATTATCTTCAGAATATCCAGCTATTACTGAAAGATCATCACCAGCCATAACGGAAACAGGAATTTCCATAGCGTTATCCATTGCACCGAGTACACCAGTTGACTGGAGCAGTCCAAGACCACCAGCTGCAACCATACCGTTACCAATAGACTGACCAAGAGATCCTTTAATAAGTTTGGGGAAGAATGCACCGATAGCAACTACACCAGCACTTTTGATTTTTGGATCAATGTTTGGAAGGATCTTACCTGAACTGGTCAAAACCCTGGCAGCAGCTGCACCAGCTACCAATCCAAGAGCATCCATAAAGAAAGATTTTCCGATTGCTCCCATTTTGCGAGAAGATTTCCTGCGACGGCTGGGGGCAGACCTTTTTTTTCTACGAGCCATTTTTTTTGTTTTTTTTTGTTTATGTGGGAAGCAATCCCAAGATTTTTATAACATACCATTTTCAGCAAAGCTATAATGGGAGTCTTTAGTTATTATAATATGATCTAAAATATTAATATTGTGTGTACTTGCTGCTTTCATTAATTGTTTAGTCATTTTTTCATCTGCTTCAGAAGGTCTTAAATTTCCTGAAGGATGATTATGGCACATAATTAAACTAACTGCACCCATTTGTAAGGCACCAGCTAAAATTAATCTAACATCCACACTTACTGAACTAATTGATCCAATACTATGTACATAAACACCTAAAACTTTATTAGCTTGATTTAAATAAGCAACTGCAAAAAGTTCCTGTGTTTCTATTTTGTTTTTACCAATAAACCTTTTAAAAATTTCGGCTCCATCATTAGAACTTTTAATAGTATCACTAATTGCTTTTTTTCCTCTTGTTACTCTTAATTTAACTTCAGGTACCAAATTTTTTAAAGTGCTTAATTTTCCAATACCAGCAACAATAATTTCTTTTCCAAATTTATATCCTGATAAACTTACAAATTCAGAAGGAATTTTTCCAGCAATTTTGCTAAAATTAGCAAATTTTCCAGCTTGGTTTCTAATTACCTTATAATCACCTTTTGCATTTGTATTTATACCTCTTGGATCTTTATACACTGTATTTTTGTTTTTATAATCACCTACTTTTTTCTTTTTAGTACCTGAAACAACCTTAATATTTACATTATGACTTTTTGTGTCTTTATGTGATCCAGTTACCTTTTTAGGTGCAGCTTTCTTTTTAGGTGCAGTTTTCTTTTTAACGGCACCAACTTTTTTACCGTAAATATGTGCAAATGCTTCTTTTAAAGAAACACCAGTTTTTTTCCTGTATTCAATCGCTTTTTTAAACTTGTCCTTTGCTACTTTTTGTGCCTGTGTCATAATATTATATTATTAAAGGTGAAGTGAAAGTGATTATTTTTTGCGACTGATTAAATATATAATTACTGCCCCACCAATAACAATGGGCAAATAGTTCATTTTTTTAGATCCATCAGCATTAAAATTTTCAGCCTGGTTTACAATACGATCAACTTCATCCTGTGAAGCCTGTTCCATCTGTGCATCACTTTCAAGCCTTTTTTCAACTACGTTTTTAACTTGTTTTGCCAAAACCCTTTTACCAACTTCACTCACTTCCTTTACATCAATACCCAATTTTGACAGAAATTCAGCTAATTTAATCAGAATGGGTGCAGCAGTGGCAGCAGCAGCAGCAGTACCAGCAGCAACAACACCAATTTGTCCTTCAGAATTAAATTCAACATCCGCACCAGCAATCCTTTTCTTTTTTGCTCCCTGTTCAGTTTTCCTCAAAAGTTCATTTGGATTTCCACCCAAATTTTTCCACCAGTTTTGCGTTTCATCTGCCCTGTTAGCAAATGCAGCCTTCAATTTAGTAGCCAAACCCATAAAATTTAGACCTACCAAAAGGAGAAAAGATCCCCTTGCTGGTGCCAATGCTATTTTTAGGACAATTTTCTTTTTTTCTTTAGGTGCAGCTGGTGAAATTGCTTTTGATGCAGTTTTCTTTTTTGCTTGACCAATACCTGAAACGGAATAAAGTGGCATAGAAGGTTGTTTATCTATTTTATGGTAGTAAGTTTTTCTTTCGTTAAATTTTGATAGCACAGGATCAATAAAATATTCATTGCCTTCCTGATCCTGGATAACTGCAAAAACGTGATGCGGAATTTCATCCAGCAGCCTGTAACTTGCAAAACGATAATAAATTTTATTATTAATTAGTCCTTTTCGTTTAAGACTATCCAGCACTCCCATAATAAAAAGTGCATAATTTTTGCAGTCATTTTTACCTATGGATAAAATAGCACTTGGGGACATTATTCTTTGTGCCTTGTCAGATTCAATTTTATATCGGACATTCTTTTTAAGAAAGTCAAATAATTTCTTTGCAGTTTGAATACCATCACCTGAATAAAAATCTTGACTAATTTTATCATATTCACTGGCATACATTTTGTGAGCAGACAACATAGCAAAAATAATATCAGGAACCTGTTGATCCCTGACCAACATTTTGGAGTTTCCCCCAAAACTTTTTAATCTACCCAAAAGTAAATTTTTCTGCATCAGATTAAATTCGCTTTATAATCAAAAGGAACCACAATACCATTAAAATTACCAGTGCCTTTTATTGTGTATTGCAAACCTTTTTTTAACCAATTTTTTGAAGTAATTAGCTGGAGTATTCCTATTGTTGGTGATGCCTGTATTTTTAATTCAGATTCAGACCTGGCAGCAATTTTTTGTTCTGCAAAGCTGGAAAAATCAGCAATTAATTTATCACCCAGGTAAACTTCTCCAGTAATGGCAGAAACCTTTGCAGTTTGTCCAGTTGGATTCTGAACACCAAAAACTAATTGGAATTTTTTATTGGCAAATCCAAGTTTTTTAAAGATCAATTTTGTTCTATTTGCTAACTGACTTTTGCCAAGCAAATACCATCCAGTTAACCCAGCCAAACCGATTAAAATCCAATTTTTCATTTTCAAAATTTTCAAATAATTACCCAAAGTTATTAAATAATATTCAAAAAAACAAACATTAGGTCAATCAAGGTCAGAAACCAGGTCAGTTTATAGGTACACCTGCACCCCTTTAGGGGTGCAGGTGTCCTTACCAGGTTTCCTGAACCATTTTGACCACGAGTAAAACTGACCTAAACTGACCAAAATCCATCTAATTCACTTTTCCTTCACCTTTAGCAACTAAAAAAGGGGCAAATTGCCCCTTTTGTGTTTGTATGCAGTGTTGATCTTTGTTAGGATGCCCCTGTGAGGTATTTTCGTGCCTCAAATTCCTTTGTTTGCTTGGAATATAGGTTCACGTACCATCCACCACTTTTGAGGGCAAATTTGAGCAGATTATCAATGTTGTTAATATTCCTGTACTTCCTGGGCAATATTCCAGTTTCAGGTTTAAAAAAAATAATGGCAGTGTAAAGTTTCATTTTGTTAGAAATTTTCTATTTTTGTTGTGAAGGGAAAGTGGTTTTTCGTTAGAAAGATCATTTGTCAAGTAGGATCAGGTAACTGATCCTATTTTTGTTTATAAATATCCCCTGACTTAATTATTGATCCATCCAGCAACCAGTCTTTTAAAAGTTTTTTACAAGTTGTTGATCCTTTGCCTGTAAATTCTTCCAGGTCAGAAAGCATTTCAGAATATTTACGAGGTTGAAATAATATTCTGTTGATTAAACTGGTCTTTTCCATCCCGAAAATATAGGTTCCTGTTTTATCCTGGGCATTGTGTGCCTGTGTCCAGGATGATCCTGAATAGTAAATTGATATTGGGTTAAATTCATCAGAACTTCTTAAAAAAGTTGCTGACAGATCAATGGTTTTGTTTTCTTTATTTTTTTCAATTTTCAAAACTGACTGTGCTTTTCTGTCCAGGTAGGATCCTATATGTCCAATACTGTTTTGATCTTTTTTACCCAGGTGCAGTACGCAAAGGATCAGTAAATTATGAATTTTGGTTATTTTTTTTAACCATTGTATAAGGTAAAAAGACTGTTCAACTGAATTAAAATCAGATATAAGATCAAGGATTCCATCCAGTACCAAAATTGAGCAATCAGGGTTTTCCTGTAAATAGATTTCAACCATTTTTTGAATTTCATTGGGTGAATCTTCCCTAAACAGAAAACTGTCAAAATTGTGTGGTAAATGATCAGTTATTATTTGAGTTCTAATCCTGTCCAGGACTCTGTAATAATCAAAATCTGAACTTTCTGTGTCAATATAGCAGATCCGCTTCCTGTTTGATGGAAAGTTTAATTTCATCCCGAATATATCCCAGGTAGTAAAAGCCGAAGCAATAGCACTGGTTATAAATGTACTTTTACCAGCTTTAGGTAATCCTTGAAAACAAACAAAAGACTGCAAACAACCTATATTTTTACCATCAATAGTAAAAATGATGTTTTCATTAGGTGGTGTGTAGTTTTGCTTAAATTTTCGGGATAACAATTTTTCGTGTAGATCATTTGTCATTGGTTTACACTTTTTAAATTATTATACTACTTTCCTTTTCACTTTTAGTTTCAATAAATGCACAAAATTCCTCTGCTATTTCATAAGATTGACCAATTACAAAAGTAATATCTTCCGGGGATAGATCTTCTACATTATTTTTCCGTAATTGTGCAGTCAGGATATTTAATGCAGTTATTTCAAGTTTTGACATTCCTGCCATTAATATAACTTGACCGAATTTGTCCTGCATTGGGTGAACTGGCATTGCTGGTAGATCTTTGTTTCTTTGTGACATTTTAAAAAATTATTATTTTATGGTGTGGATAAATTGCTCTTTTTACAAATTTTGAAAGTGTAATTTTTTCTTTTTTACATAAATCTTGAAGTTCTTTATATTTTTTAGCAGATATTCTTATGCAAATTCTTTTGTCTTTCAATTCTTCTGGTGGAAGGAATGGTCTTGCCATTTTTATTTTTATTTAATGTTAAACAATAGGGGCAAAGTGGTTTCCCTACCTTGCCCCTGTATTGGGTTATTGTAAAATTTTTCCGACAATTAACGCACTTCATTATTTCTTTGTGTGTTGCGTTCTTTTACATTGGCTTCATATTTCACAAAATCTTCCATTGCAAATTTCATTGAAAATTTGCGTAAAAAATAGATCTTGGATAATCCTTCAGATGGATATTCGGTTGTGGACATCAAAATAAATGGTTCATTGGAAGTGATAAACACCTCAAAATAATACACAAAGCCGTTCATTCTTACTGGTTTCATTGTTACTTTTTTAATCTTTTATTTCTTAAATTTTTTGTACAAAAATTATTTTCTAATGAATTATCTAATTTTTTACTAATATCTTTTAATATATTTTTTGCAATATCATCAGAAATAGAATAACCATAACCATTAACTATTTTCTGCATAATTGATTTTTTTGATCCAGCACCAATTCCTTGAATTATTAACCTTAAATATTCAGATTTCTTTAATCCAACTTCATTTGATGATTTACATAATGTATCAAAATCAAATTCTGATAAAATTAATGTTATAGAAACTGTTTTACAATTTGACATCAAAAATTTAATTTTAGTTCCTGAATTTGTTCTTCGTAAAGATCAATACTTGCCTGGATCAGTAGCTTAATTTCATTAACAAGAGATATATCAGTATCAATTTGCATAATTATTTTTCGACTTGATCCAGTATCAAAGCTGATAATAATATTGGAAATTTCGCCTGAAGTTTGGCACAATTTAAGCCTGTTAACTTTTGCCTGGATATATTCTATTTCCAGCATCGTTTCCCGAAGGTTGTTAAATAGTTCCATAAAATTAATTGTGTTGCATTTCGGCAAACCTTCCAAAATGGTAGCCTATTTGAAATAAAGTTAATTCAGAAGGATAAAAAATTTCAATTTTTCCTTCAGGTAGTTCAGTAAATGGAATTCTGTGATTGGTCAGGAAAGTAATCAGACCATACAGGTAATTGTGAACTATTATGCTTTTTTCTTTTTTTTCTAACATTGCTGATAAATTTTAAGATTGATAAAATTTGTAAAATGATCAATAAACCAATGGCAATGGGAATGCCAAAAAGTATCAGATATAAAACTGATATAACCCAAGAAAGTAAACGGATCATAAATTATCAGCAAAGCATAAGAGAATCGCACCCAGGACAATTAGCAGAATTTGTAACGCAGTTTTTTTCATTGTTTTTCGTTTAAAATGTTATTAAAAATCGTTTGTCAATGCGAACTTAAATAACTTTTGTTGATAATTCCAAATTTTTAGGCAAAAAAAAAGGGAGAAATAGAAATTTCCCCCTTAAAAACACCTCAAATGATTAACCAAAACCTATTTTAAGAACAATTCCCGTTCTAATTTTCGCCTGTTTGTTAATCCCTTAACTTCTTTTCCCTGGACCTTATTCCACCTTAAAAACTGGTCAGCTACCAATTTTTTATCTGATCCCTGGTTAAGTAACCTTAACAATGTGCTGGAACCAAATGCACCAGTGCCAATATTGTAAGCAAGACTTGTCATAGCTGCCATCATATTTGCAGTAACCGGAACCTTGATCAATCCCTTTATTTTCTTTTCACGTTCAGCAACATCCATTTTTAACCACCTTTCAGCAGTTTCCAGGTCAATTTTATCACCTGGTTTAATTGCCTGTCCTGTGTCCTTGTTTATTGTGTTGCCATATCCAATGGTCCAAATGCCCCCTGTATCAGCATAGCTGGTCAGTTCAAGACCTTCAAACTTTTTAATGATATTTAATGCACTCACTTTTTTTCCGATTAATAAGATCAGTAAAACAGCTAAACCGATATAAATTTTTTTCTTATTGGACATCACTGTCTTTTGCTAACAGTCCAGTAATGGCAGCAGCAATACCGGCAATAATGGTGATCCAGTTGTTTTGTGCAATGCCATCAGCAATTAAGGAACCACCAGCAATGGAACCAAAAAATGAAGTTTTGATATTTTTAAGTATTCTTTTCATATTACTTTTTTTTAAGTTGTTTAAGACCTACCAAAATTGAAATTGTACACGATATTGTACTGGCACCGAGAAAAATAACATTTGCTAATTCAGATATGTTCTGAATTCCCAACAGGGAAAACAAAATAGTGCTAAACGTGGCAATGTGTGTTGGATCAGTTTGTGTCTGCATTATCCTGTGCATCTTTAAATTTTTCGGCAATTACATTAAATGCCTGTATGGCAGTAAATGATTCGTCAATTTTAGAAAAAACTCCTTTACTGGTTGCCAAATCCAAAATTGCCTTAATTACTTCTAATGCTTGTTTTTCGTTCATTTGTCAATTTTTAAATGTTAAATAATTAAATCAAAGTTAATCCAAGTTGATCACAGATCCACTGGTAAGCTGCCAAATTAATGTCAGCAGTTGAATCCCATACACTATAATCCGGTTCTACGATTGTAATATTACCCTGTGAAAGTTGCGTTCCATCAATATTTGCAGTAAATATTGCCCAGTAAAATGTAGCACTATCTTGCAAATTGTCATTAATTATGTAAGCATTAATCCAGTTTCCTGTTTGCTCTTGACCGCTAACCCAAATTTGTATTGGTTCTATTTGTTTCATATTATTTTATTTAATTTTAAGGAATTATTGTTAAAATTCCAGCATTGCTATAAACATCACCAGTTGACAAACCAACTGCACTTGTTGGCAAACCAACAATACGCAATTTTGATCCCCCATTGCTAGCTGTACCTATAATAACATTTCCGCTTGACGGTTGTAGTAATAATCCTCTATTATCACCAATTATTTGTCCTCCTCCATCCATTGTAATATTTAATTGTCCTCCATTGGATGAATGACTTTGAATATAACCATATCTTGTATTTCCAGTATTTGCATAGAAACCAATACCACCATAATTGTCTGACGATCTACCTCTTACGACATAAGCAAACAAACCAGTTGATTCAATACTTCCACTGAAAAAACCATTTCCAGTAACTTGCAAACGATTACCATTGTCAACACTGGATCCAATAATTAAATTATTGGCAGTAGATATTCGCATCACTTCACTGGCATTAATTGTCTGCCACATACCAAACAACATATTACCAGCACTTTGTGTTGATATGCAAAATTCACCAGCAGTTGCACCCTGAATGAAATTATTTGTTGCAGTAGCTAATCCAAAAACAAATCTTTGTGTTCCACCCGAACCAGCATTATCTATTCTGATTGATGGAGCATTTGCCCCTACAATTTGTAAATGAGCATCAGCAGTTGCACTATTTACTACCAATCTACCTGAAGCAGTAGTTTTGGCACCAATAAAAGTTTGACCAGTTGTTTTAAGTATGGTTAATTGTTGCAATGATCCAACAACATCAAATATCCCAAAATCATCAGCACCAGCAGTATAAAAATTGCCAATTCGCCACCTACCAGAACCACTTGTTTGAAAATTTATTGTGTTGTTATTGGTTGCAGTAGTTTGGTTGAATATTGCTCCTGAAGGCGTAGAATGGTGAACATCCAGTGCAGTTGTGGGAGTATT